CATCCATATATATGAAGATTGGTGCATGAAGTATCATCTATAGTAGCTAATGGATTATATTCTTGATATGCTGGATCTGTACAGCCAAAAATAGGAGTAGGGCCACAATACGATGATCGTTGACTCCAATAATTACCATCACTTGTAATTACATAACCAAAATCAGCATTTGCTTCGGACATATAAAAAAGAGTATCAGGGCAATCTATATTCTCTACTAAACAATATCCACTATTAGTAGGCGGTTGTGAACCTCGTATACCATCACCATATGAATCTTGTAATACGAATTGTAAATAATGATTTGGCCCTGCATTAGCACAAAAATTAGTTACTATAGTTTGTCCTTGTTGTTGATAATTATATGTTCCTCTAGGTGCATAATAAGCTGTATCTGTGACGTTTCCTGTTGTGCGTAATAGTAACCAACTAGTTTCACTTGGCCAATTATCTAACTTTAAAGTTACAGATATTCCAACCTTATGAAAACCACAACTAAAATTTGATATACAACTACTATCATCTGTATTAGCCCATGGATTATAATTCAATGAAGTTGAATCTGTACAGCCTTTTAAAATTAATGTTTGGCAACTACCATCATCCCAATTGGCACTTGAATCATATTCTATATAATCCGGATCCATACATCCTGGATTGTAAAAACATTCTGTTATATTCCATTGATCCCCTGGTATAGCTCCAGCGCCTAGAATAACTCCACCCTGTGTCATCCAATTTCCGTCTGCTAATCCTGGAGTATTTGCTACATATATTAAAGCCACGCCTACATTACAATTAGTAGGTACATTCATGGCATCAATCCAATAGTTATATCCTGCTATAGTTACTTTTGTACCTACTGCAAATTCTAATGGATTGTTTTGATATAATGCTAAATTTATACCTACATAATTTCCGAACCAGCCGGTTTGATTACAACCAACAGGAAATTCAACATTTCCTTCTAGTTGCTGTGTTGCTGTTGAATCATAATTTGCTGCAGCTGTGTCAGTGCATCCAAATATTATATTCTGTGCATTTACATTAAATGTTACAAAACTAATTAATGCAATTAATAGATATTTAAATATTTTCATTTTCTTCGTCCGCATTAGTTTTTCCTAGTATTTTACCAGCTTCTGCGATACCAAAGCTTCCTAGGGTTATCCATAAGAATGAATTATATATGAATTCATTTACATGCAGTGGCTCTCCCATATATCCAGTAATAATATCAGCAATTGCAAATATTACCATTACCGCAAATGATGCGAATCCTACTACATTCTTTTCATTAATATCATTGTCATCTTTAAACATGTCCTTAAACGCCATAATTTTACTTTTCAATTTTAAGAGTAACTCATTCATAATAATAACCTATTTTTATTTTTATATATTTTTTAACATTTCTATTAGTTCTGGTTGTGGGAAACAATCAAATTTATCTTTTCTAACATTTGTATGTGTCCACAAACCAAATTGCTTTGCATTATACGCATCTTCATTAAATTCAAATGCGTCTTTTGGATGAACTCCATCTTTTAAAAGTTTTGGAAGTCCATTTACTAAATCCATTAATGGATAAATATCTTTTAAGTGTAGAATAAGTAGTCTTAAACTTTCTATTTGTTTTTCGGAATAAGCGTGCCAATATTGATGGCCTCTAAATTTATAGCCTAAATCACAAACATATTCTGCTTTAACTTCTGTATTAACATATGTATAATACTTATCACCTTTTTTCTTAAGATATCCAAAATTGTTTAATTCTACTCCGCCAGAAAATTTAGATATTGCAAATTTACCTACTTTACCTAAATGCCATCCTAAATAATTGTTAGGAAAACACTCTACTACTTGTCCGTCGTGTGGAGCTGATTTACCTTTTACATTGGTTCCACCAATACAATATTGTGTAGCTACTCTACCTCTTGTATCTCGATTCCAACCTCCAATAGTTTTATAAGGATTATCCCAACCAGCAGTATGATGTATGAAAAAACCACGTGGTTCTATTTTACCATAGTCTCTTACATATTGATCTTTATCTAGATATTCTCTATCTATAACTAAGCCATCTTTTGTAGTATATTCTGAATCTTCTGCTGCAGCTTCTTGATCTGTATCAATGCCGATAACTTCCCAAGTTGACGATCCAACGATTCCGTCTGCAACTAATTTATTTTTTTTCTGAAATTTAATTATAGCGGATTTTGTTCCGGATCCAAATATTCCATCAGCAAATAATCCTAGAGATTCTTGTAATTTTTTAACTGCAGATCCTGTAGATCCTTGTTTTAGTAACATATTTACCTTTTTTAAATAAATATGTTACTGTCTCATAAACAGGTTATAAAATTTGATATAAATGCTCGTCTTTTATAACAGGATTTGATATTTCAATTAATTCGGATGATCTATCAATATATTTATTAATACGAATTTTAAATATATCATGTTCATAAGAACCAACTTCTGATGTATCTTCTATAATATATTGTATTTTTGAAATAAAATTCATTATGCGTTCTGGAGTGCATTCATTTATATCAAATTCTATAATTACATCGTCTTTTAATATGGCATCATCTATTGAAAATATTCGATCTTTTGATTGTATTTGATTATACATATATCCATATTTTTTCCAATCAGCATCACTTATTGAAAGCAACTTATTAGCTGGTATTTGCATATTATCATATACAGTTTGGGATAATTCAATAATTTTTGGTGTTTCAACATAAATCTTATTAAATGCAGATTCAATATTTAAAAAAGTATGTAAAGACTCTTCACTATTTATATTTCTTATGAATGCTGAAATTTTATAGTATTTTAATTTATTGGTATCATGCTGAAACTTTCCCCAATTTCTAATTATACGATGCATTTCAATATAATCTGCTTGTTGTTGTAATTCTACTCGTTGTTGGGCTTCTTTGTTTTCTTGATTAAACCACTCTGGCCCTCTACTTGAAGTGCATGTAAAATGATATACTACGGCATTCCATATTTGTTTAATTTTTACATTGTTTAAAACTAATCTAATTAATATATCACTATCTTCTCTAGATCTTCTATACAATGTATTATGTCCGCCTATAGACAACCAAACGTCTTTATATAACGTAAATGGAGCAAAGAAGTATTCTGTTATTTTATCTTCTTTAATTGATTCTGCATATTTGTTAAACTTTTTTAAATCAAATTTAGTAGGATCAGTCCCAAAATCATATGTATGCTTTTCTCCAGAATTTCCGTGTAATGGCGGTTCAATTCTAGTTGAACATAAAATCATATTATTTTCTAAGTTTTTTAATATTTCTACATCATAGTTTTTACATATTACCATATCTGATTGTAAATATGAGACAATGTCATTCGATGCAAATTTAAACATTTCATTAATATTACGAGCATACCCATAACATATGGGAAGAGTATTCTTTAAAATTTTAAGATTTGGAAATACTTCTTTTTGAGTAAGTAACCACTCTGTTGTTCCTTGATTGTCACTATCAATGAAAACTATTATTTCATGGGTAGTATCTTTTAAATTATGGTGTAGTGAATTAAATAATAATTTTACGTGATTTAATTCATTCTTTGCTGTATTAATACAAAAACTAATTTTTTTCATTTATTTCCTTTATTGTTATCATTTCTTTTATGCCTTGTACAAGTCCTTTAAAATTTATTTCATATGAACTTGTTGATTTTAAATTTTTAATATTATTAGCAGTTGCTGTATATGATGTATCTAATACATCTTTATCATTTAATAATATTATTGGGTCTTTTTTTCTTAATTCTGTTTTTATTATATTTGCTATATCAGATAATTTATATTTTTTATCATATACACAATTAATTTCTTTATATACTGAACCAGACTCTATATAATAATCAATTAATTTTATTAAATCATCTATATAAAAAAAATCAAAATATCGATCTTTTTGTATTGATATGCTACAATGATTAAATACTTTGTTAATATTATTTTTTATAAATCTAGAGTCATTTTCTAATGGGCCAAAACATCCAAATAAACGTAGGTTATATACATTGTCAATTAAAGTAGCTGCTCTACTAGTAGTATATTTACCTAAACTATAATAATCCGTAGGAGTAATAATCTGATCAGACTCGGTGACTTGATCTATGTTAGTTGATCGATTATATTCAGCTCCTGAACCAAATATTATTATTCGATCAACTAAATTATTCATTTGTAATATATTTAAATCAGCTGATAAATTTTCTGATAATGTATATTTTGAATCATCCCCTGGATGTCCTTTTATTGCAGTATGTATGATTACATTAATACTATTATCTTTGATAAATTTTTCTATACATTCTTTATCTAATACATTTAAATCTTTACGAGTCGTAAATATCATATTATGTTTAGATATTAGGTTAGACGAACGTAAACTACGACCTATAAACCCATTTCCACCAGTAATTAATACATTCATCTTTTTAAATTTAAATAACTAGGTTTATTATTATATAAAAAATCTTCTAATGTCTTTGTGGATAATTTATTTGGTTTATATGCTATTATATTATTTAATATATCAATAACTTTTAAATCTTCTTCTGCCCAATGAGAAAATCCTAAATATCCATAATCTTTGTCTCTTCCGCCGCCTACTAGTTTAACGGGTATATTTTCGTGATGTAGATAGTTTCTTAAAAATTCAAATGGCCTATATAATAGGAATGGAGTAATTGAATATACAACAGGAATTTTGCCTTCCATTGCCATTCCAGTTGCAGCTCCAATCATTAATTGTTCTGCAGATAATACATTATGAAATCGATCTGGATAGTCTAATTTAATTTTATCCCATAGTCCATATCCTAAATCGCCAGTAATTAAATGTATCTTTTCATTAGATGCCATTTCGTTATATAAAAATTCTGCAAACTCTTTTCTCATAATAATTCCTTTGCTTGTTTATAATCTTGTTCACTCATAATATGATAATGTGCATTTAAACCTTTTAGACAAGGTAATTGATTTACTGTGGTATATTCAATGTTAATATTTGGCAAGAATGATTTTAATCTATCTGTTAAGTATTTACTATCTATTTTATCATATGCCGCATATCCATTTATGTTTACATATACTTCTATATTTGATAAATTTGCTTCTTGTATATATCGTAACGACTCCCAAATAGATCCTTCGGCACATTCTCCATCACTTATTAAAACATATACTTTTCTATTCTTATTTGCCATTGCTCTGCCAACTGCAACTGTTATGCCCATTCCTAAACTACCAGTAGAACAGTATATTCCATTTTCTTCATCTCTATGTGGATGACCTCCATGTTTTATAAATAATTCTTCAGCATTTACTCCTTCATATTTTTCTAATACTACATATAGTGCTACAGCAGCATGTCCAGATGAAAGTATAAATACATCTTCTTTATTTTTTGTTTTATATATTTTATCAATAATATCAACAGAAGAAAAATAACTTCCTAAATGGCTTAGTTTATGTTTATAAGCAATTTCTAATATTTGGGTCTTTAATTTATTCATACTAATCTCGTTGTTTAAATATAATATAATGATTCCAATCTCTTAGAGATTCATTTGGTAATTGACTTTCACTATCTATTCTAGGATAATCTGGTGTTTTTAGTGGAGATCCATAAAATCCAATTGATTTGAATTTATGTGTATATAAAAAGTATAAAAAATTATCAAAATCAAATAGACCTCTGTATACCCATTGATGTGCCATTCTCCAATTTGGATTACTTATAAAATAAAATGAATCTTTGTTAGTTAATTTATATATAGTTTGTACAATTATAGAAGGATTTAATACATGTTCTAAAAAATCATTTGTAATAACTAAATCATATTTGTCCAATAATCCAGTTGTATCAAAACTATTAGATAAATCCTTTTCAAAAAAAGTACCTTTAAAATTATGCTCTTCAAAATATTGTTTAGCATATTTTTTATCAATTAAATGATAATTTAAATCAGTATGAGTATCTTGTATTTTTTGTGATAATATACCAGGACCTGAACCAATCTCTAATACATTTTTTATATTAGGATTTTCTGTAATTAAATTATTTATTAATGAAGCTTCATATTCATATCTTGATTCCCATCCACTTTCTTTAATCCTATTATCATTTTTCCATTCGTCTGGATGCATTGTATCAAATTCGTCAAAATTAAAATTTTCTTCGAATTTATTATGTGTTATTCTAAAAAATGCCATATTACTTTCTTTTTATTACCATATAAATTTATCTTTATAATATTTTATTATATCATATAATTCAATATCAAATTTTAATTTAGGTTTCCATCCTAATAATTTTAGTTTTGAATCATCTAATGAATATCTAATGTCTTGGCCTGGTCGACTGTAACTTAAATCTACGTAGTCGTATATATCAGATATTTTATATAATTTAAGTATTTTTTTAATAGTTTCCAAATTTGTTTGTTCAAATCCGCCAGAAATATTATATATTTCATTTGATTTATTATTATCAATAATAGTTAGTATTGCTTTAGCAGTATCATCTGCATGTAACCAAGTACGTACTGGACTTCCATTATTATGTAGTGGTATTTTTCTACCTAATTCTAAATACTTTATTGCTTTTGGAATTAACTTTTCAACATATTGTCCAACACCGTAATTATTAGTTGGTCTAACAATTACATATGGTAAATTATATGTTCTTGCCCATGCCAAAATTAATTGATCAGCTGCAGCTTTAGTTGCTGAATATGGATTACTAGGTTTTAATAAATGTTCTTCGTTATGCATACCAGTATCAATATCCCCATATACTTCATCGGTACTGAAATGAATTAGTGTTGGTATAGATTTTCCTTCTGCTCTATAATTTCTTATAAGTTCTAATATATTATGTACACCATTTATATTAGAGTGTATAAAATCATTGTTATCCACTATGCTATTGCCTACATGAGTTTCAGCTGCGGTATTAATAATGTAATCACATTCATATAAAAATTCTAAATCATTAATATCGCATTTTACAAATGAAAAATTATTGTATTTATTAAATTCATCTAATAAATCTGTATTAGCAGCATACGTCATTTTATCAATGCCTTTAACATACCATCCACGTTTAAGACATAATCTTGTTACATATGATCCTATAAATCCTAAACACCCTGTTACATATACTATTTTTTTCATTATTATTTCCTAAAATATATTTTTTACTGGTAAGTTTTCCCAATATTGTATCATTTCGTCTAACATGGTTTCAAATGTATATTCATGATTCCAACCTAATATTTTTTTAGCTTTAGAACAATCGCCTTTAAGAAATTTTAATTCTTCAGCTCTATAAAATTTTTCGTCTAACTTAATATATTGTGTATAATCTAAATCTAATTTACCAAAAACATATTCTACTAAGTCTTGTACCGTATGAGATATACCAGTTGCACAAACAAAGTCATCTGGCGTATCATGCTGCAGCATTAACCACATACATTTTACATAATCTTTGGCATGACCCCAATCTCTACTAGCATCTAAATTACCTAATGTTAGTTTAGTTGATAACCCACATTTAATCTTAACTGCTTCTTTAACTACTTTATTAGTAACAAAATTTGTTCCTCTTCTAGGAGATTCATGATTAAATAGAATACCATTACTAATAAACATATTATATGCATTTCTATAATTGGTACATATATTATGTGAAAATACTTTAGCACATCCATATGGCGAAACTGGTGCCATTGGAGTTGTTTCTCTTTGATATCCGTCTGAGTCTATATTATTACCAAACATTTCTGAACTGCCGGCTTGATAAATTCTTGTATTTTTACAAGTTAGTCTTACAGCTTCTAATAAATTCAATGTACCCATACCTGTTGCATTAGCTGTATAGATAGGTTGATCAAAACTTATTCTTACATGACTCTGTGCTGCTAAATTATATATTTCATCAGGCTGAGCTTTTTGTAATACTTTAATTAGTGATGCCATATCAGTCATATCAGCATATTCTAATTTAAGTTGTTTAAATATATTGTCTGGAATTCTAGCTGTTTGATTTTCTGCAACTGAATTACGTTTTAATATTCCCCAAACTTCATATCCTTTTCCTAATAAAAATTCTGCTAGATATGAACCATCTTGTCCATTTATTCCAGTTATTAATGCTCGTTTATTCATAACTATTAATTATATCTGTTATTTGTGATAATTCTTGTGATGTTAAATCTTGATGATTTGGTACATAAAATCCATATTTTTCTATTAATTCAGCATTTGGTAATTTTGGAATTGTATATTTGTCTTTCCACATTGGTTTGGATGCCATATTACCTGCTATTAAAGGTCTTACTTCAATATCAGCTGATATTAAGTCTTTTACTATATTATCTCGGTGTGTATGCATAATTGGCATAGCAAAGTTTGATATAGTATTATAAGTATGATTATCTAAATTTAATTTATTATTTGTAATCCATGAATTATATGTATTAAAATTATTTGTTCTTTTAACAACATAATTATCTAATTTATCAATTGCACGAAGACCAATAAATGCTTGCAAATCAGTAGCTCGTAAATTAAATCCAGGTACATAAAAATTATATAATGCATCAAAATTACTACAATCATTTTCTTTACGCAATTCGTCTTGTTTCCACTTTGGTAAATCTCTATCCCAGCCGTGACTTCTCATCATTAATAACATATGATAAAAATCTTCATCATTAGTATTTATAAAGCCGCCTTCTATAGTTGATAGATGATGTCCAAAATACATAGAAAAGAAAGATGCAAACCCAAACGAACCTAAGTATTTATTATTATATTTAGATCCCATACTTTCACATACATCTTCTAATAATTTAACATCATATTTTTTACATAACTCTATAACTTCTTGCATTCTAGGGACTAATCCTAATGGAGACACTAAAATTAATGCAGCTGGATTGTTTTGTTTAAAAATAGATTCTAATTCTTTTAGATCACAAGATAGATCTTCTAAGTTACAATCGCACATTATAGGATCTAAACCTAATAACATGGGAGAACTTACATCAGTTGCCCAACTCAATGCAGGAACAACTATTTTATTATTTTTTAATCTATCTGATTCATTTAGTGCTGCTAATGCTAATAATATAGCAGATGAACCAGAATTAACATATACTGAATATTTTGTTCCTATCTTTTTAGCCCACTTCTTTTCGAGTTTAGAAGTCAGATCCCCTTTTGTTAGCCTAGGGATTGGATCTTGTTGTAGCCATTCTATTAGAGCATTTATATCATCTCTATTTATTGTGTCACTAACTAATTTTGTCATATGATTTTAGTATTCCGTCTTTAAAACTAGTAAATTTAAAATTTGGTAATATAGATTTCATTTTATTATTAGATACATCTTTTCTATATTGGCCATCTAATTCTGGTTTGCTATATATAATATTAAGATCTTTTTTTAATATATCCAAAGTTTTTTCAGCCATTTCATTTATACTATAATTCCAGTCTGGTGCTATATTAAAACTGTCTGTAATGTCTTTATCAATTACTTTAATTAATATTTTTGCTAAATCACCTGCATACATAAATTGCCTTAACGGTTTGCCAGTACCTAATAAACGTAATTCTTTATCTGAATCTTTTATCTTTTTAAGTAATGCAGTAATAAAATGCATTTTAGTAGTATGATTAAAATTATCATGTTCTCCAAATAAGTTACATGGAATTAAATAATTATATTTTGTACCGTATTGTTTATTATGAGAGTCAATTTGTACAGCCATAGCTCTTTTTGAGTATCCATAACTAAAATTAGTTGGAGCTGGTGGACCTTTATGTATATCTAATTCTGTCATTGGATATGTATCTACTACGTCTGGATAAATACATGTACTTAATATTCCGGTAAATCTTTTTATATTATATTCTTGACATACCTTTATTAATATAGTATTCATTAAAATATTTTCATTAAAGTATTCAGCTGGATATTTTATATTATCTTGTATGCCGCCTACTTTAGCAGCTAAATGTATTACATGATCAGGCATAATTGAAGAAATTAACCATTTTACTGCTTTAGGATCAGTTAAGTCACAATAACTACTATCGATATACATAACATTAAATCCGCTAGGAAGTATTTCTTTCATATGAGTTGCAACCATACTACTTCCGCCTGTTATTAATATTGATTTTGACTTATCTTGTAGCATTATACTCCGTAAGATATAATTCTATTTCACTATATTCAACTTCTTCTAAAAACATATTACCAGGAGCTTTTGTTAACACACAATTTAATTTATTACTAATATTCTTTTTATCTTTTTGTAAAGCAATAATTAATTGTTCTATATTAGGCAACTTAATATTATGATATATACTACTCAACGTTTTTTGTATTCTTTTAAATAATTCAAATGTTATATATCCTTTTCTATATGAAATAAAATTAGATACATCCATTCCAACTGAAACTGCTATACCGTGTGCAATTTCGTTATTTGTAACTGATTCAATAGCATGTCCAAAAGTATGACCATAATTTAATATTAATCGTTCTTTTTTATCAAATTCATCTATTTCTACATATGTTCGTTTAATGTCTAAACATCTTGTAGTTAATTTTTTAAAGTCATGTTGATTTTTTAGAAAAAATTCATAATCAGCTTTACTTGATACTAAAAAGAAGTGTAACATTTCACCTAATCCAGATTTAATATCTATTTCTGTAAGAGTATCTAGAAATTCATTACACACAATAACTTTATATGGAGGATAAAAATTACCTAATTGATTTTTATATGTATTAAAATTAATTGAAGTTTTGCCGCCAATACAGCTATCGCCTTGAGCTAATAATGTAGTAGGATAAAATACCCATTCAACTCCTCGAAATAATATTGAAGAAATAAATCCTACAACATCTTGTGTAATACCTCCGCCTACTGCAATTAGTTTATTTTTTTTATTAAATTTTCCAATAATAGAATTTATTATAGCAGATATATTATTAAAGTCTTTTGTTTGTTCTGTTACATTATTTAATTCTATACATGTATATTTCTCTAACTCTGAAGTATATAACATATTATCAAATATGATAATGTCACCATCATTATATATTTGACCGATAGATTTAATAAAGTTATTATTAAATTCTACTGTGTAGTTACGTATTGATGACTTTATTTTCATGTAATAGAGAAACCTCCGTCTACTATGATATTTTGTCCGGTAATATATGTATTTTGATTACTACATAGAAACATTACAATTCTAGCAATTTCAGATGGGTCTGCCATCCTACCCATCGGTACATTTGAAACTAATTCTTTTATTTGTTTTTTTGATAATATACCATTTGTTAATTTAGTATTAGTAAATCCAGGTGACACTGTATTAACTTGTATATTATATTTTGCTAATTCAACAGCTAATGTTTTTGTCATTCCTATTAATGCAGACTTCGATGTTGTATATGACAATCTTTTTGATATTGTTTTATCTCCCCAAATGGATGCAATGTTAACTATCTTTCCACTTTTTTGTTTTTTCATATGCTTAGATACATGCTTTGAAATTAAAAATGGTGCTTTAACATTTACCTGCATAATATCATCAAAATCTTCATCTTTAATATCATGGAGTTCATCAATAGTATTAATGCCAGCACAATTTACCCAAATGTCAATATCAGGTAATTCTTCTAGTAGTCTTATAATACTCTCATTAGATTTAAAGTCAGCAAGTTTAGAATTAGTAACTATAACATTGCCTTTAAATTGATCGAATAGTGCAGCTACTGCACTTCCTATCCCACCAGTACCGCCTGTTACTAAAATGGTTTTATTTGAAAAGTCAAACATTACTTTAAAGGATTTCTAGATAATGGCAAAGCTGTTCCTTTTCTTATAACTTCAGCTTTAATTGAAGGACATTCTGCGCCGCATGCATGTATTAAATCATAAAATAAAATTAATGATAATACTTCTACCGTATGAAAATAGTTACAATCTAATACTACATTATTAACATCTGGTTCTAATAATTGTCTATCTTGTCCAGCTATCATAGCAGTTTTAAATCCATTTTTCTTTGCCCAATGACAACATGAAACTACATTTTTAGATCCGCCGGAGCATGATAAAGCAACAATCATTGCATCTTTTTTCATTGCACCTGTTTTCTTTTGTAATTCTAACCAACTTATGAATAAATTGTTATATCCATAATCATTTGCTATACTTGTTATTAAGCATTGGCTATCTAATGTCTTAACATTTTTTACAATCCCAGCTTTTGCAAACAATCTTGTACAATCATCCGCTGCATGGTTTGCAACTCCCCATAAGCCGCCGTTAGCAACTAAATATATATCGCTGCTAGCAGCAAAATCTTTTTCAAATTGTTTCCACTGTTTTGTAGCTAACGTTTTTTCAAACTTTTCTTCTAAATTTTCAAAATCTATATTACTCATGTATTCCTTTCTATTGTTTTTACTTTAGTTTTTTTTGGTTGACTTTTCTGGTCTAGTAGTATTTACTCTATTAGCTTTAGATTTTCTACCTTTTTTAATAATAGGCTCTACTTTACTTTCATTAGAACTATTACCTTTAGAAGCTTCAATAGCTGCTTTAGATGCTCTTGTTGAATTTTTAGAAGGCTTATTTATCTCAGGTTTTGATGTTGGTTCTATTTTATTTTGATTAGAACTTTTACCTTTAGAATTTCTAATAGCTGATTTTGATGCCCTAGATCTAGAAGTTTCAAAATTTGTTTCTGCAACCGGAGTTACTCTATAAACTGGGTATTCTTTTTTTAATACTTCTGGTTTGATAGGATTAACTATTTCTGCTTTGGTATTTTTGATAGGTTTGATGTCTTTCTGTCCTTTTTCTTGTGCAGAAAATGAAGCAGCTACTAAAAACATACATCCTAGAATTATTGATTTTTTCATATTTATTCCTTTTTATTTTTAATATAATAATTATTTAGGAAAAATCCTAATTTAAACTAAGTTTTATTATGTCAATAGCCATATTAATTTCTTCAGAATTAACAGCTAAATTTGGTCTCATACGAACACTATGAGTTCCGGTGGGATTACATATCATTTTATTTGAAAATAATTTAGAACAAAAATCATCACGTAGTTTAGTTGACTTAAAATCGAACGCAATTAATAGTCCGGTTTGTCGAACATTATGTATATTAGATAATTTATTTAATTCTTTAAATAGTAGTTTACCTTGTTTATTAACATTCTTTTTTAATTGATCATTATCAATAGTATTAATAATATATTTACATCTAATCATGTCAACTAAATCACCATCATATGTTACTGATAATCTTTTTTGATTTTCAAATACTTTAGAGTGTGACTTTTTAACCATTATTCCAGATACTTGCGATTTCTTTCCATATACAATGATATCTGGTTCTATTTTTAATTGTTTTGAATACCAAATTGTTCCGGAAGATAAAAATCCAGTCTGAACTTCATCAAATATTAGTGGAATATCAAATTGTTTACAAATTTTTGATAATGATTGTAATTCTTTTTTATTTAAATAATTATCTCCATATGTTGCTTGTATTGGTTCTACGATAACTCCTTGCAAATTATATGGATTTGATTGAACATGACTAATAGCATCTTTAATTGTATTAGCTACTGGCCAATTATATTCTCCAGGTATATCTCCTTGTCTTAATTTAACTCCTGGAAATCTAGAAGTAATAATATTGCCAACTGAATTAATGCCATGAAAACTGTTTTTTATAGATAATACATATCCATCTGGTCTTGGGCCTTTATACCACATTGCTGTTTTAATCGCAGCTTCATTGGCTAATGCACCAGTACATGTAAAATGATAATTTTCATATTTACCCATTGATGTAAACTTTTTAAACGTTTTGTAGAATTCATCAAATTCATCACTTAACATTTCACAGTTTACCATTTTAAGTTTAGAAACACGATATATTTCTTCTTTAAATTCTTTACTATTAAATACTGGGTGATTATAGCCTATAGGCAATGATGAGTACATTCCCATAAAGTCTAGATAATATTTATTTGTATTTTTGTCAAATACATAACTTCCTAAACTCTTATCAAAATCTATTTTTATATTAAATACACTAGTTCTATTCATATATATGGTCTATATCATCTCTGCTTACTGCTAAACGTATTGCTTGTTTAGTTCCTGCTGCTGTTATTTTATGTCGTTTATTTCTTTCAATAAAAACTATATCTCCTTCTTTTACACTCATTGTTTTGCCATCAACAAACCAATCCCATTCTCCTTTAATAATATACCACCATTCATCCCAATCATTATGATAATGTAACCTATTTCCTTCGCCTGGCATTTGGCCTATTAATGTTGATCTAGTTGATTTAGAATTTATTACTGTGTGTGACCATGATTCATTATTAGGATTTGAATCTATAATATCTTGAACTTTAGTTATTTCTTTATTAAAATTATATAAGTTGTTATTAATGACTCCATCTTGAGCTAATACTCGTTCTACATTGTGGTCAAATACTTTACCTGGCTTATAATATTGTGGATCTTTTGGTTTAGCTGCTAATATTGATTCTGCTAATAAAAAATCATCTTCTTCGTCTATATCAACAGTTGCATATCCAGTTAATTCAAAAAATCCTATTTTACCTTCTCCGCCATGGTATCCACATCCATATTCATCCATATTCATCATATAGTTATCATACTGCCAGGCCATTAAAGAGCATGCATACGCATATACTGGTTCTAATAACTGACTTGGAGGTGATTGTTTCTTTTGATTAAAATTAATAGGTTGATCTTTATATATAGATTCAATTTTTACTTTGCTAGTAGATATTAATGTATCATATCTTAATGACTTATTTACAAATTCTTTTATTTGTGTACTAGTTATAAATGGGGATGTTGCTAATAATTGAATTAACATATCTCCATTAATATTATGCATGAAGTCTAATGTAAAGTCATCATTTGTAGCTTCATCTCTGGAAAGGTGTTTTGGTCTTTTATAAAATTTTACCCCATATTCATCTGCTATTTCTTTGAATATATCTGATTCTGAGTTTATAACAATTTCATCAAATACATTGGCTTCTTTAGCTGCTTCTATGATATGAGCTACTAATGGTTTATTACCTAGTAATCTTAAATTTTTATTAGGTACTCTTTTACTTCCCAATCTAACAGGAATCATTGCAATAATTTTTTTCATTTTACAAAATTTTCTACTAAATAATCATCTAGTACTAATGAGTTGTTATAATATTTTTTTACTATCTTTTTAAAATAATCAATTTGTGGTTGCTGATGATGTATATCCATTCTTAAATCATTAAAATTTGGTATTTTATCTTTATTAAGTTTAAAGTTACCAGCTTCTTCTGCAGCTTCTTGATATGTATCGTTATAAATTTCTCCAAACGTATTCATGTTATAAAAAGTCATACCAGTTACAAATAATTCTTTTATATTATAATTTAATAATGCTATAATACCCATTAAACCTGTATTTGCTGTTGTTCCTATTTCATTAAAACATTTAAGTATATAATCGTCACTAATATTGTGCCAATCAACTGTTAGCTTACTCATAAATTCTTTTATTATAGGTGTTTCATGTCCTGATACCATTGCTCCTATAATATGTTTTAATGAATTTGTAAAAGTTGTATTTTCTGATATTGCTGTTCTTTTATGCTCATTAAAACAATTTATAACTATATCAGTTTTACTTCCATAATCGGCCCAATCACTTTTAGGCATTTCATATGATTGATTTATTCTTACTACTAAATCGTATGAGTCAATAAGTTTCCCTAATCCTTTACCTTTAAGATGCGGAGACGGACATACATATGCAATTCGTTTATTTTCTATTATATTTTTTAGTTTAGTGTCTAAAATATAATCATTAAATGAATTTGATAATTGATCTGCAGGCGGCGGCGCTGACGATTGCCATTGTGGAGGCATTTTATCTAATGGAATGTTAATTATATTATTTTTAGTTTTACCATACCATTTATTATCTAAATGTTGTAATATATTTTTATACATTAAATCTTCTGTTATACAATATTTATTAGCTGTTTCTAGATTACGTTGTATAGAGTTAAATTTATCAATATATGTTTTATTATCTAATGATGAAAGTATTTCTTGTAACTCATCTAAATTTGAAAATGTTAATATACTATCAGTGTCAAAATAATCTGATATATTTGGACATCCCCAATATATTGGAATAGTACCAACCATTAAGCAATCAATTAATTTTTCAGTAAAATAATTTTCTAATCTAATATTTTCTATAATTATAGAATATTGATAATCTACTAATCCATCTTCTTTAGCCATTAAGGGATTTGAAGTTCCATTTCCTAATAAGTCTACTCCAGATTTTAGCATGCTGGCAATTTGATGTCTAAGCTTATGTCCTTCTGTTGTAGTTTTATGCGAATATATCATAGACATAAATCTAGTTTTATCATATAATCCGTAATTATTGCTTTTTATCCATGTTCCTCCAAAATTACAAAGTTTAGTATTATCTGGATATTTTTTTAGTAATTCAGAATCATGTGTTAATACAAAATCATATTCATCTTTCCACTCATTAAATGTATTATATGATATAGGATTTATTTCTCTACATTCAAGTAACCATGCAATTTTGTGCTTGCTATCAACTGATTTTGCAACTGAAGTATTTACCATACTGTCAGTGACCAATGTTATACCATCATATGTTTGTTTATCTCTTACATATTTAATGTGTTTTGGTATTTTTCTATGAACTTGCGAATATCTGCCAGCTGGAGTTTCTAGATGTTTAAATGCTTCATCAATTAGATTTATTTCGGTAGTAGGTAAATCATCTGTTAAACAAACCCATTCATCTGGAAATATATCTATAGTTTTATAATGATTATTTTTAGGTCCAAACCATTTATCTGGATATATTACGGTTTTATCTGGATTTGTATTTAAATAAGCTGACCACCAGCTAAATGTAGAATTTGCTATAATATGATGTTCACATAAAGACATAGCATATAAGTCAATATAATCTTGTTCATTCTCTATAAACTGAAATTGATCTCCTTTAAAATTTTCTTTACACCATTCAATATCATCACTACATATTAAAAATGTTTTTCCTGGAAAATAGTCTATTGCATTAAAATAATAATTTAAACTTAAATTATGATGATATTCACTTAAGTTTGTATAATTTCCTCTTCGTACGTGTAATGAAACAACGCCTTTACCAGTATTATATTTTTCTTGTATATATTGAATATGTTGTGGCTTAGGAGCAAACATGTTAATAATATCATTTTTAATATGATAAAAATATTTATACGATTGAAAATATCCACTTAGTTTAACGTTGGTATTTGGTAATTCTATATTGCTATATCTAAAAGTATCCATATTAGAATTAGCATAAGTGTCTAATGATTCAATTGAAACAGGCTTTATTCTTCCTAATATATTATCTTCATACATATTAGGGTGTGTATGCAATGTTCCAGTATGAGTAAAGTCGCATACAAGATTATGATTTGTATTTGTAGCAATACCTTTTGCTGATGCTAATTGAAACATCATATTGCCTAATCCTCCACCTAATACTGGAACTATGTTATATTGAGGTGATTCTAAATAATCATATGGAGTTTTTGATCTTATTTCTACTTCTTGACCTTCTGGATCGTCTATATCTTTATTTTGTCGATTTAATCCACGAGCTACAATTTCAGGATCTTCATTATATGCATAAGTTGGAAAATCTAATACTCCAATTTTATATTTAGGACACATTTCCATACAAAAAAATGAAACAGCTAAATCTTCTGCATTATAATAATATTCTCCAGATTTACTCCAAATAAGATCTTCTTTTTTTATTTTATTATATAAGAACCATCTAAAACTTCTTAAATGGCTGGCTCTCCATGTATCTTGTCTATATAGCTTTTTTGAGTGTACTTCATCAGAATATGGAGTATTTTGTGGAAATGCTAATTTTCCAGACGGATGTGAATACATTCCGCCATATGTCATCCAAGGATCATGTTTGTTATAATATTCATTTAATTTTTCTAGTACATCATCATTAATTAACCAATCGTCCCCATCCACAAACATTAGAATATCATCTTTATGATCCATAAAATTTATAATATGATCTTCATTAGGATTTACATTGAATCCACGCTGTTTGTTTTCTGTCCAATTTAATAATGTCCAATTATTTAATTTATGAGTATCTATTATATCTTGTACAATAGTTGCAGTATCATCTGTAGATGCATCATTTATATATAATACGTCATAATTAGTATATGTTTGATTAACAATACTTGCAATATTAGTTTCTATCCATTTTTTGTTGTTATAAGATGGTATAACTATTTTAAATTTATTTTTCTTTTCCATATATCTATATCGTAATGAATTCTATACAATTCTTTACTCTTTTTACTACATTCGTTATAAAATTCAATATTATCCCGTAACTTAATTGCTAATTTCCTTGCTGACTCTATATCATCTATATCTACACATAAATCAGGATGACATAATTTTTGTGTATCTACTTTTTCATTTCCAATACAAGGAACTCCAAAATATGCACAATTTAAGCTAAAAGTTCCTGCGGCAATAGTAGGCATTAAATGTACTGCATATTTAAATGAAGATACTTCACTCATCCAGTCTAACCAACTAACTCTAGGTAAATGCATTAAATTTGGAACTTGATCTTCATGTTCGCGCTTTGCATGAGATTCTTGAGTCCATATTGGCATATTGAATTCTGATGCAATTAAATAGCTTTGAAATCCATTATACCATCTAGCAAAATTACCTCCAATTAATACTTTGTCTTGTCTAACAGGAACTATGTCTTTTATACGTTCTTCAATCATTAATGTTGGTATAGTTCGAATTATTTGAGTAGGAACTAAGCCTTTATAAAATTTTTGATCATACTCATTATGTGCATATATAGCATCTACTGATGCTAACATATTATAAAAATTAAATTGGTCTTGAATTTCTAATTCTGTAAACATCCATGTAGGACCTTCTTGAACGTAATATACTTTTTTATTATTTTCTTTTAATACAGATAGCCAATTACTATTTAATAGTTCAGAATGTGGATTTGGAATATTTGTTAATTTTGCAGCTACTGCATTTAAATTTAATTGTCCTTTAGGAAATATTACAAATACATGATCTTGGTCTTTTACTTCGCTATATTTAGATATTGGATAATGAGTTGCATCCAGTGCGTTCATCCATGCAAATTCTGTTCGCATATTTGGATGACTGATATCAATAGACCCTTTAAAGCCCATTTCTGTTAAAAATACAGTTTTCATTTATTAAAAAATTCTTTTATTTTATCACAAACATAATCTACATCTTGTAATCCCATACCATGATGTGCTCCTAATAAAAATCCATTTTTCATAACCAGATCAGCATTAGTAAAGTCTTGTAAATACTCTCTATATATAGGATGTCTTGTTACATTACCTGCAAATGTTACTCTAGTTTGAATATTATTATTTTCTAAAAAAGTTAATAATTCTAATCTTTTATCTGTTTGTAGTGGAATTGCTAACCAATTTGGTTCTATACTATCGTCTGGAAGTATTAATTCGTTAACGTCTTTTAAATTATCTAAATATCTTTCAATATTATCTCTTCGTTTTTGTTTAAATGTTTGAAATCTATCTAATTGTACTAAACCAAATGCTGCACTCATTTCACTACATTTCATGTTATAACCTAATACTCCATATAAAAATTTGTAATCATATGGTAATCCATCAACTTCATGTGAAAATCGTTCATCTATATTTTCATTATTGTCGCCAATCCTACCCCAATCTCTATACTGCAAAGCTTTTTTTACATATTTTTCGTCATTAAACATTACCATTCCACCCATTCCGCCGGCAGTTATAACATGACTAGCATAAAAACTAGTAGTAGAAACATCTGAATCTAATGTTTTAGTAACTGTGTCAGCTGAATCTTCAATTATGTAAATGTCTTCTCGTCCAATTCTTTTTAATTCTTCCTTAAGAAGTTTCCAATCAGGTTTGTTTCCTATAAGATTAGGAACCATTATGGCTTTAACATCATCAGTTATTGCGTCTATAATATCTTGTACATTTGGAACATATGACTTAAGATTTGAATCTATAAATATAGGAATATATCCTAATTGTATTATAGGAGCTAACGTTGTTGAAAATGTTAAAGCTGGTGTAATAACTTTACTTCCTTTTTTAAGATCTAATGCAGCTAGTGCTAATAAACAAGCAGATGAGCCAGAGTTTACAAATACTCCATACTTTTTTCCAAACTCTTTTGCAATCTTTTCTTCAAATTCAATAGATCTAGGTCCAAATCCAGCTAACCAACCATCTCTGAGACATTGTTCTACAGCTTTAATTTCTTTTTCGCCATACGCTTCCAATTTATTAGGAGCATACCATATTTTTTTAGATTGTTTCATATAATTTATTTTGCGTTTCTTGTTTTTCAATAGTTTTAGGATGATGAAATGCAAATTCTTCTTTAGGTGGCAAATGTGAATAGTTTTTTATTCCTTTAATTTGCTCATGTACTTTGCCGCTCCATTCAATATCATGATGTCTTTTATATATTCTTCCTTGATAATCTGGCCAATTGACCCAGCCGGCTTCGTTAACTTGCCATCCCCATTTACTTACATGTTGTTCAGTTAATCCTTCTACAGTATTAATTCGAGGAACATTTATTAATTCGGTGTCTGGATTTACTTCAATAATTTGATGTATATTTTGTAATAATATAGAAGATGGCAGTTCGTCTGCGTCAATATTAAAAATCCAATCACAATCTTCAAATAAATGGTATCCTAAATTTTTAAATGTTGCAAAATCTTTATTTAAATTACTATATATTAATCTAAACGAATCGTTGCCTGGAATTACAAATTGATTACATAATCCTTGTACTTCTTTGCTATAATTTTCTTCATCTAATAATATACCAATACAGTCTGATTTTCTAATATTAGTACGAAGTAAAACTAATAGTTTAGCTAATTCATCATATTCATTACACGCTGTTATAAAATATCCTATTTTCATACTGTTTTTAATTTTGGTAATTTAATTTCTTGATGTATTGGTACATTTCCTATTTTTATATCAATATCTGTAAATAATTTTTCATATACATTATTAATAGCTTTACTTGAAAAATTATCATTTGAATGTTTTATATGTTTTCTAGATTTTGTTAAAAATTTATTATAATGTTTAACTATGTCTTTAAATAACTTTGATGCGTACTTATAATCTGGAGTAAACCATTTAGCATCGCCAATTAAAAAATCATTTTGTGCTGATGGATGTATTGGAGTTAATCCGCCTGGTAATTCGGCTATATATTCTGGATGTAAAAAATCAGCTGGGCCTGAAGATAGTGGAGATATAACTGGTTTGCCAGTTGTGGTAAATTCTAATAATGGTCTTCCAAATCCTTCACCTTTAGTAAATGATACCATAGCTTTTACTTTTGTATTATTATATAATGAATTCATTTCATTATCAGTTAAATCACCATGCAATATATAGATGCTTGGCAATCTAGTACCTTTTGGAAATAACTTTATTATTTGTCTTACATTTTTTTCCATTTGATCTTTATCAACAACTGAATATGTAGCTCCGGATGTTTTTAATATTAAAGCTGGCGTATTATTTTTATTTTTAAATGTATCCAAAAATGTATGTAACATTCCAGTAATGTTTTTTCTATCTTCACCTACTTGTCCTTGCAACCAATGTCCTACAAATAAGAAACAAAATGACTCTTTAATATCTTGCAATTCTAATACTTTTGCAGTATTATTATTTTTATTGTATATTGTTTCATTAAAATATTCTGGAACAACTCTTATTGTAGTTGTAATTGTCAATTTATGTTTTTCTGCTGTATTTTCAAAAGATTTTTTAGTAAATTCAGAAGGAACTATTATTATTTGCATTTTATTAATTGACTCTATCCAAGCTTCAGGACATATATCGCCTTCTGTTCCAGCTGTTACTCCTATATTAAATTTTCCAACCGACTGAAATTCATTTGGCACTGTAATTTGTACCCATATGTCTGGTTGTTCTGCTAATGGTAGTGCAACTAAATTACGCATCCAATTATCTGGTAATGGATATGTAAATGGGGTATGTCCCCATGGCATTGAAACTAATTTTATGTCCCATTCATTACTTTTAAATTTAAATGTATTTGTAATAAATTCTCGCGCGTGATGTCCGTAACCTGATTGTGTTGCTACTGGACTTGAAATTACACATTTTCTCATACTATACCCATTTCTTTATATGTTACTAATTCTACTTTACTTAATGTATATTTTGGTCTTTTTTCTTTTGGATTATCAAATAAGAAATTCATCATTTCAACCATTTTATCTGCCATTTGTTTTGATGTTAATCCATTTTGTAAACAAAATTCACGGCCAGCTAGACCAAATTCTTTTCTTTTAGCCGGTATTACATCATACCATTCATGAATTACATTTCCAACATCTTCAAATTTTACTCTGTCATCAAATATATATGGAGTTTGTGGAGATCCTTGTAATGATCTATTAGAAGGAAATACAGGTTTTACCCAACTTCCATGCTTTTTGTATTTTCCTTCATGATTAGTTGAAAATGTATCATCAAATGTTATCCATTCGCCATTATCATCTTCAAATCTACATTGATCTTGTAATCCACCAGTAACAGTATTAATAATAGGAGTACCTGCTAATAATGATTCAGTGCTACTTAGTCCCCAACCTTCATTGGATGCAATGTTTATAGTAACATCTGCTACATTATACATTGCATTTAAATCGCCAGCTCCTACTTTTGCTTCTGAAAAGAATACTTTACATTCTGGAGCTATATGCTCCCAAATTGCTCGTAAGTCTGTACCATTATTATCTGATATTTGAGTGTGCATAACTAATCCAACTTTATCTTGATGTTCTTTTGGTAAATTATTTCTAAAATGTTTAAATGCTAGAATTACATCAGCTGGAAGTTTTCTTCTTATATTTCTATTATTCCAGAAAACAACAAATTCTATATTATTTTTAACTTTAATTTCATTATATGCTTTTTGATACAATTCATCATCTTCGGGAAGTGGTTTAAATTTATCTGAATTTAATCCATGGGGAACAAATCCAGTAATAATTTCATCCCATTCTAAATTAGGAGTTTTTGTATTATCTTCTACATCATAATCATACACCCCATATCCGTTCTGTCCCAGCACTTCTCGATGTATATTATCAGATTGTTTAGAAATTCCCATTATTAGGTCACAGCTACCGTAAAATGGTGAATTCCACATAGGATATGGTAAATCGTCCCAAATTGAATAATATACAATTGGAGTGCCGTATGTTGTTTTTATTTCATGTTCTAATTGATATAACCATCCCCAATATCTAGGATCGGTAAAATGAAATATAGCGTCTGGTTTTTCTTTATTTAATATTGAAAATAATATATTTCTATCGCCATACCCATTATATGGTATGATCTTAACATCTGCATCTTCGACTCCAGATTCTTTTTGTACATCTGCAGATAGATCAAATGCCTTGCCGGCATCAGGATGATTTACTGCAGCACCTACTTGGATCCAATCATAGTGTTTTACAGTGTTTAAGACAATTTCTTTTGATATTGTTCCAATTCCAGATGGTAATCTAAAATCATCTGATAATAACAATATTTTTTTCTTTTTTGGTTTTGTAGGATCTAGTTTTCTTAATTTTGGTAACTCCATTAATTTCCTTTATAACTTTTATATAAATATTAACCTAATATAACTACTGGCTTATTTAATTTTTGTATTTTACTATACGCTGTTTGTAATTGGGGATTCATCTCATGTTCATTATTTAATATAATCATATAATCACAATTTTCTGCTAATATTCTCATTCTATGTAATAATTGTGAAAAATGATATTTTTTTCCATAATATGATTCTGGCAACATTGAATATAAATTTCTTCCTGTATATGATGGATTATATTCTTGATATGTTATACCAAATTCTAATGCAAATTTTTTAATCATATGATTAGCTCCTTCAGAACCTCCGCCAGATACAATAATTAATTCTTGTTTAAATTTTTGTTTTAATTCTGAGAGTACTTGTTGTACTTTTCTTTTATTTTGCCATTCTTTATTTCCAATAACAGCAATTTTCATTTATCCTTTAATAACTGTTTTTGTTTTTAAGTTTTTAGAATCTGCGGTATGTGCTAACATCATTTTTAATGAATCTAACTTACCTTGTGCATCTGCAAACTTTTCTATAAACTTATCAATTTCTGAAACTAAATCTGGATGTTCTCCTATTCCAACCGAATTGTTTAAATAAACATCTAATTTTGCTACTGCTTCCGCTTTTTGTGCATGATATTTTGCATATAAAGCGTCTAATAATAATCCATTCATATTTTTCCTTTTTATTTATTATATTAAAAATTATTGACGAATCCTATCTTCTTTGGGACAATTATCATAATCCATCTTAAATGGACACCACTTACAATGTTTAGATCCTTTTCCAGCAATAGATAGATAATTTTGTTCTACTCGCTTCTTGCCATTTTCATCAAAACAAAATTCTATAAATGAGTCTATATCACGTTGAATCTTTTTTCTAGTAACTGACCCAGAAGCAGGATTAAGTATTTGTATACGTCTTTGTGGGAACATTGATTCTTCTAATAACTTTCGTTTTACTATAAAGAATTCAATATCAATATTGTCTATTGGAGTTCCAAATTGATCAGAAAAATATTTTTTATATGCAACTAATTGTGCTGCCTTTAGCTTATCAGCTTTCTGCCATTTATTCCAACCCATTCGGCTAGTTTTAATATCTAATATTTTTATTTTATTTAATACAGTATCTCTAACTACTATATCTATAAATCCATACCAATAAACATTTTTATTAACTGATGATGCTGGAATACCTAATTCTACTTCTATACCAACTAGTTCCATATTTTTAGTAGAAAAATATTGAGCTCTTCTTTTTTTGAACCATTCTAGTATTTGTACTCCGTCGTCTAAATGTTCTGCTAATTCGACTGGCGTAGAAAAGTGTTTCCCATTATTAGCTGCAACTCCTTTTATATATTCTTGTTTCAAACATTCTAATAACATATCACGCAGATCTATTTGATCAGCAACCTTAACAGATTTTGTATACATTACTGTTAAGTATTCTTGTAATGTTTCATGAAAAGCTGTACCAAAACACGTTGCAATATTATGAGTAAATGGAGCTAATTTATCAATATACGATAATTTCCATTGTTTAGGACATTTTGAAAACATTGACCATTGAGAATAAGATATCTTAGCAGGAACTTTTGATACATCATTTAATGATAATTTATATATGGGATTTATGTAACCGTTTTTCATATTATGGATATAATGCTAAGTTTTCTTTACACTCATTAAGTAGCTCGTCTTTCATATCGGCAATCTTATCATAAAATTCTTCAATTGCTTCATCATGATCTTCTTGAGAGTCAAAATCTTCATCATCTGGATATGGTGGTATATCCTCGTCTTCTACAAGAAATTCAGATCCGTTTTGATTTGCATATCCACCCGAGACATTTTGATATGCTTCGTCTTCACTTCTAGCCTCCATTTCAAAATCGCCAAACTGTTTAAAGTATTCAGCTAATTTATGAAATAACTCATCTGGTGGGTACCAAGCAGAATCAAATGTTAAATCAATAGTATCATCGTCAAGTTGCCAGTCATGAACAAAACACCATTTAGCTCCTAAATTTTCTGTCATCCATTCTCTTGAATATTCTGCAGGATAATTGTCATATATTAATTTAAATAAATTTTCTGCTATTATAGTCGACTTTTGACTCCAATTGGCTTTTTCTACTTCCGGCGTAATAATCTTATCTGAGAATTCTTTTATTACGTTTTTTGAAGACTCGATAGTTACAAGTGTATATACGTTATTTGCCATATTCTTTTTTTATTATATTATAAGAAATTATTTGGATTGATCCAAATATTCAACTCGATAAATTTCAATTAATTTGTCTGAATTGTCAATAAAATCATAATGAATATCTACTGATTCTGTTATTGTTTTTTCAAATTTCATAATCTATTATTTACCTTTTAGCATTTTTTTAATTTCTTTTTCTGTATATCCATATAAAGATAACAAAGTACTGCAACTATCTTTAGACATTAATTCAATATAATCAATGGCTTCCATTTTACTTACTAGGTAGTGGTCTGCAATTTGTGAAACTAACTGAGTATCGTACTTATCTTCCTTTTTTCCTTTAATGTACTTAGCAAAGGTTCTCTGGGCCGGTAATAGGCCGTGATAGAGACGATAAGTATCTCTAGGTGATAATAACCCAATTGTATATTTCTGTAACTGATTAATTACTTCAATTAGTTCCATTCTCATTGATAACCACCTATTCACAATAAAAGGGGCGAACTTTTTTTGATCTAGATCTGTGTATTTAGACCATTCTTTCTTTTGATGTGTCATTCCATTCATAAAATCGAAGATAGTTGCAGGTTTCTTTGTCATAGTTTATATTTGTGTTTATATATGTCAATAAATGATTCGCCAACTGCTAATTCTAATACTACAGCATTTGCAGGTACTCCTGGCATTTTCTTTTCATTAACAACATCAACATTTTTGTTTTTAAAAATTTTCATTTTAGTTTTAGCATTTTTTCTATTAGAAGTTTTAAATACTAAAATAACAGGACTTTTTATATACGGAGTTCCCATTATTTTACCTCTGGTTGAAATTCTTCTGGAACATGTCCACAATCATCACATCTAAATACTGGTACTGGATATACTGTGTCTTTATCCTGACCGGTTAAAAATCTAGATACTTTATTAATACACGTTACTTGTCGAAAATACATTCCGGTGCATTCTGTACATATCATTGGTTTTAAGTCTTTTGGACTAATAGTTGTATTACTTTGATTCATAATGTTACTTTATAATTCATTCATTAATTTTACAAACATGGCCATTATATTAATTTCTTTATCTACAACATTTGTATCAGTATATTGTGATTCTGCTATAATTAATATACAAGATGCTATACTACCAGTAGCAAATTCATCTAAATTATCATATAAAAATGTATATAATGGAGTAAAATCTTTTACTTTACTGTCTGCAATGAGTTGTCTTAGTTGTTTAAATGATTCTTTTTTATCTTTAATATTTTTTAAAATATTTAATAATTCAGTCATATAATTAGCTTGTACTACACTATTTTTGTCTAATACTAATTTGCCTTTAACTACATGACTTTGCGCAGCATTAATAGCTCTACGTATATCTGGATATGATGAGTTAATAATAGCAGCAATATCTTTAATATCATATTCTATTTGTTTTTCTTCTAATACTGTAACTAATCGCTGAGCTACATCTTTTTTACTAGGAGGCGTTATTCCAAATGTCTGACATCTACTTTGTATTGGATCTATAATTTTTTCAACATAATTACATGTTAATATAAATCTAGTAGTCCTACTATAAGTTTCCATTAAATTACGCAGTGCTGCTTGTGCATTTGGGGTAAGATAGTCAGCTTCATCTAGTATAACAATTTTCCATCTCTTAAATCCTACTGACGATGCATATCTTTTTATTTTATCTCTTACGGCGTCTACTGAGTTTTCATCAGATGCGTTTATATACATAACGTCACACTCAATTTGATTTGTAATAATTTTAGCTAGTGTGGTTTTACCTGTTCCTGCACCGCCATAAAATAATAGATGTGGAACATCTCCATTTTCAATGAATATTTTGACTTTGTCAATAATATGTTCATTACCAATATATCCATCTAATGTATTAGGTCTAAATGCTTCTACCCAAAGTGTATTTTCTGTTACTCCAAACATAATTTATTTTTTTCCTGTTGACCCAAATCCCCCAGAACCTCTAGTAGTGTCAGCTAATGCTAATACTGAATTCCATTTTATTTGTTCAACTTTATTTAATACTAATTGTCCTATTCGGTCACCTTTTTCTAAAGTAACTTTTGATAATCCATGATTAATTATAATTACTCCAATTTCTCCTCTATAATCTGCATCTATAGTTCCAGGAGAGTTTAAAACTGTTATTTGTTTTTTATATGCTAATCCACTTCTTGGTCTAACTTGTATTTCGTACCCTAATGGTATTTCAACATATAATCCGGTTTTAATTAGTGTACTCAATCCAGGACCTATAATTGCTCCATGGGTTGATCTTACATCACATCCAGCACTTCCTACCGTTTCATAGCTAGGAAGATCGTTATCTGATTTATTTATAACTCGTACTTCCATACTTAATTTTGTAATTGAACTAACCAATAATTTGATTCAAAATCTGTACCTGTAAAGTCTATTCTTGCTAATCCATTTGATGATATATGCATTGTACCTTTATCGCCTTTATTAGCAGTTAATACTTCTTTTAGTTTATCAGCTGAAAAGCATATAGCATCTAAATCATTTGCAGTACCATCAATTTCAAATGTTACATTATCAGAATTAATAGTTGTATAATTAATTATAAATTTAATTTTACCATTCTGAACTTGTACTGCAAAATTATTTGCATCCGGTAAAGCATTTTTTGCTTTGATAAACTTATTGATAAATAATTCATCTATATCAATTGTAACTTCATATTCTGGCTCGGCGTTAATTGTCGGAACTGCTGGTATAACAGATGTATCAGCTAACATAAAAGTCATTGTTGTACTTCCTTCTTTTATTTTCATTGCATAATTTTTGCCTTGAGAGTCATTAACTTCAATATCAATTTTTTCTCCTACTGCCGATAACATTTTTGTTAATGCACCTGTATGATTAATACCTAATTCACCTTGCATAAATGGATCTGTTTTCCATTTAACTTTACCTACTACGGTTTGATCTATGTCTATTAATTCACAATTAATAGATTCTTCATTTGCTTTAACAGTTACAGCTTCACAGTTGCCTGCTAAATAATATCTGTTTATAAACGATTGTAATTTACTTTTTTCCATTGTTTTACCTTTTATGTTTTAAAAAATTTATTAAATTGATTTGCATCAGTAGTTGATATACTATCACCACCAAATTTCTTATATGTTTTCTTGTATGTTGCATACACATTCATTGCATTGTCAGGATCGTCAAACATTGAATGTAATGACAATATAACATCATATAAGTCTTTTGGAATTGCTGTTTCTAATAATTCAACATGATTATTTACTAGTTTACTAACATCTTTTGCAATATCTACATATAAATGTGTATTATGTATAACCATTCTTGGCATACCTTCTTGACTATATCTATCTAAGCCTTTTGCTGTCTGACCTCCTAGATAATCATATGTAAAGTCATTACATGCAGGACATCCTAAGCTGCATGGTACATGTTTACTAGTGTCAATATTAACTATAGGATTTGCCATATTTGCATGCTTTTTTCTTCTATATTCATTATTCTTAGGAAAATATAATTCAGTAAATGTTTGTGTCTTATAATTTCCAGAATGAAGATATGTTCCAAAGACTGGATATTGTCCTGGTGAGCTAGAATCAGTTGAAAATAATACTCTATTATCAGTTAACTTATTAATTAACTTTTGTAATGTTGCTAGTATAAAAAAGTCTGATATTTTTGATATTCCTAGTAAATGTATATATTTTATATGATTCTTTTCAAATTCTCGTTCTTTAAGCATTAATGCTATAACATACATAAAATCTACTAATTTTTTAGGACCTCCAATACACCAGCCATTAAATGCAAAGTCTTTAAACTTATGATACCATTGTTCATATTCTTCATGATACGTACCTTGTATAACATTTAAAAAGTCTGTCTTGCCAGTTTGTTTAGATTCAAAATATTTAAAATTATCAAAGCTAATATCCATTGACTCGGCAAATCTATTTTCATACTTTGCTCTAGGTGGTATATCTAAGTTAGCTGCTACATCAGAATTATGTTCTAGCCATTCAAAGATTCTTTCACGAATTGTGCTATCCCATTTTAACGCACCAGTTGCTATTTGGAATCCGCCTGAATCTCCAAATACTAATACCTCATCATCTAGTCCCATTTGATCTCGAAAATCCATCTTCTTAAAATGATGGCCAGCGGTAATTAAGAAATATGGATGTCTCCATTCTTTTGGATACTCTTTTGAAAAGAATCTTGTTGTAACTCCATCTTCAAATTTTGTATTCTTCTTGAATGCAGACACCATACTACCTGCAGATAATGATGGATAATATATAAAATTTTTATCCATTATATTAATCTATAATATTCCATTCAGCAGGTTCGCCAATTTTAGCTAGTTGCTCAAATATAAATGTTACTATTTCTGACGATTCTTTATCTAAACATCCTTTTTCACTTAGCTGTTCTGCTAAAGTTTGAAATGGAGTGTTGATTGTGTTTTGTATTTGTTCAATACCGTTTTTATCAATTTTCATTTTTCTTCCTCTTTATTTAATAAGTGTAAGCAATATTCTTGTTCGTGCCACACATTTATTTCGTTTTCAATTTTATTTGATACTATATAAGCTTCCATTTCTCTACCTAGATTAGATATATCTCCAATTAATGGATGTGTTTTAGGAGAACTTATTGCATTATCTAATATTATTAATGCATCATTTAAATCAAATGCTTTATATAATCTATCATTATCTATAAATTCTGGAAAAGATCTAAAATTTGGATATACTATATCAGCTCCAAATATAGTTGCTTCTATAACAGTCCATGATACATAATCTTGTAAAGCTGTATTAAATTGTATAGAACAAATTGATAGTTCCGTATAATATTCTTTTTTTGTTAGATTACTTAGTAACTTAAACCTTTTATTCTCAGCTGCTAATTTATTAAGACTTTCTATAACTCCTGGCAACATGGATTTAAATTCAGATCCTGATGTTGTCACGTGCCATTCCCAATCCGGATGTGTTTTAAGAAATTCTCGAGCTACATTCATCATAAAATATGGATTTTTTTCTTTATCTAATCTACTAGATGAAACAACAATTTTTTCACGATCTAGATTTGGATCATAATTGGGTAGTTTATCTAATGTAGCTTGTTTATCAATTGGTAACGAAACTACATGTATAGGAGATTCAAATCCAGCATTTCGTAATTGATCTTTATGAATAGATGATCCTACAAATATACCAGTCATTCGCTTATCTAAGCCTAACTCAAAACCTCGCATCCAAGATTTCATAGGATAAGTAAAATCATATTCATCAACCGATTGTGCATGGAGCATTGCATATATATCTAATTTAATTCCATATAAATCTATTGCATATAATATTGATTCTATACCAGGATGCCAATAATCTTGAAGAAATATAACATCGCCGTCTTTAACTTCATCATTATTTAACATATCTAAAAAGTTACTACATTGGCTCATTGCAAATTTACCTCTACCAACTGCATCTAACACAGCTCCTATTTTAATTTGCTGATCTGGATCAAATTTTCCTTCAATATCAATAAATTTAATTTTACTGTTTTCATATGATTTGAATGCATTAGGCATCCACTCTTTAGATAGTTGATATGTATATCTAGCTTTTAACGGTTCTAATCCAAAATAAAATATATTTTTCTTTTTATTTTT